TTATCAAGACAGCCTATAATTATCTCTCACGCGCAGCGAAAGTTAGTACGCGCGGAGAGGTAATTAATGCTACAGGACAATCATATACAGATTTATTGGAATCAGAACATGTTACAGGAATATGTGCGGGAATTGCAACAGTTCTTTCCGGTATTACATTAGGATTAGGAGCTTCATGCTTCTCTGATGGATGGAAGACCGTTAAGAAATTTGCAGATCATGGAAGATCGCTGAGCAACTTCGAACGAGGAGCTGTATCAGCTTGGCACATTGTAGAATATGTTTTTGAGACTATGAAAAAGATTTTTGAGAAGATAACACATACCAGAGCTATGAGAAAGGCGGAAGCGGATTTTAAGAAACACGATATAGATATTGTGAATTTTATGAATCACGTGGACGCTTATGTGGATCCGCTATTGACATTTGATGATATGGTTAAGATACGCACTATGGCTCATGCAAGACATTTGAAGAACATTTGCAATAAGATTGAAGGTTTGATGACATTAGGAGATATAACCACAACATCAGTGGCGCGTCAGATAGTTTTGAAAAAGATTAATGACTTTAGAACCTATTTATCAGGCAACAATTTTTCAGCAGAAGACTTGAACCGAGCTATTCCTTTTGGCGTAATGCTAGTTGGAGGCCCCGGTTGTGGTAAATCTTTGTTTGGCAATTTATTGGCATCGAAGTTGACTCAACCTGGAGTGGTTAAAGAACACCCTTATAAGAAAGATGACATTTACTGGTGGAATCCTGCTAAAAAATTTATGGACAACTATGTACAACAAGCGATTGTTGTTATAGATGACGATGGAGCGTTGAAAGACGTAGCAGGATGCGAATCAGGAGATCATAAGAAATTATTGATGTTTAGTAATGGAGCTTATTACCCAGAATTTGCGAGATTGGAGGAAAAAGGTCGAGCTTTCACAAGTGAGGTCATAATATCATCCGCTAATTTAGCATATCCAGAGTATAATTCTTTGAGAGACAACGAAGCGATGTGGCGAAGACGAAATTTGTTATATTGGCAGTATTCAGAAGGACCCTGTCATTTGGCAGAAAATTGGAGATTTCGTAGAATGAGACCAGTACCAACGAGTGCATCGGACCCCGGTTATATAGATACAGAGATATTGACATACCAACAAGTGTTGGCAGAGATTATCTTTTCTCTAGAGGCCTGGAGAGCTTCAGAATCGACAGACATTAAAAACGTCTCAGTCGATTTAGATTACCTTAAAGAATTGCGTGAAGGAACGAAGAAAATGCCGAGTTCAGCGAAAGTAGAACCCATGAAGGCAAGCGAGCGTAAATTACAGACTAGAAAAGACAAGTTTGTGTCAGCTAAAGCACAGTACCATGCCCCGCCTGATTCACCAATTAGAGAGGAAGAATGGACGTATGAATACCCAGAACCAGGTTTGGAGATTTGGGATCCTTGGGATCGAATGGCACAAATGGAAGGAATGTTACAAAACAAACTGAACAGTGTGCCGGAAGTTTATGAAGAAGAGTGGCATCCCCCGCCATTTGAACAACTGCACTTTAGAACTCAGGTGAGTAATGGAATGTGGTATGATGAGATCGTGGCCCATAATGGAGCAACGGTTCTTTTTCACGAGCTAGAATATTTGTATGAAGATATGGGAACAGCTTTCGAAGACACAGCTATTGATGGTTTCATGGAGAAGGTGGGATCAATAAGGTCAAGGCAATATTACAGAGCGGTTTTGCTATTCATTCAAGAGTGGCAGAATTTTGATGTGGTAGATGCGGTAGCTCAAGGAAAAGAAGATAAGCGAAAGCTTGCTTTCTTCTCTGCAGCATATGATGATTGTTTTATAGCAGATGACCTAGTGGAACAGAGTGAAGAGGAGAGAGAAAAAGAAGAACGAAGCTGGTTTGGTAATTATAAAGCTAATTTACTTAAATTACGAGCCAAGCATGATGATTCCTTTTTCTTAGACGAAACCTCATTCCCGGAAAAGATACTAGATTGGATTGCAGTATGTTTGCAATTACTAGTCACTGTGTTAGCAGTCATTGGAAGTTATAAGCTTATTAAGTGGGCCTTAGCTAAGCCAGAGGAAACTCAGGCAGAGGCTTTGAATTATGATAATAGAACAGCTATTAAACAGCAACATGTCTATCATCCAGAAGGCTTACAATATGACACTAAAACTTCGATACAAAGACCATTGATTTCATTGGCAGAAGGTTGCGCGAACAAAAACACGTGCGCTATGCTTTATGGAACTATTAAGAACAACACATATTGGATGACACTGAAGGCTGAAGGAAGAACATTCATGGCTAATGCGGTAGTGGTTAAAGGAACAGACTTGATATTTGCGAAACATTCGTTAGCAGCATGGGAAGGCATGGAGGCCGACTCTGAAATCGAGGTAACTTTGACTAAAGATACGATAAGTCATAAAGAAAGTTTGAAATATAGCTCTTTTAGGCGACATCCAACAAAGGATTTTGCATGGGTTAGGATGACACTCGGCAAATTACACGCTCACAAATCATTGATGAATTGGATCGCACCTGAAGAAGATCTAGGACAGAAAATTAATGGATTTGATTGCGCGACAGTTAGCATCGGACTTTGG